CCCGACACCGCCGCGACCCGCCAACACCCGTGTCGCCCGCTACCGCCGCGACCCGCCGCGCTCGCCAGAACCCGCCCGCTACCCGCGCGCCGCTCTCTTCCGCGCCCGTCGCCGGCATCGCCGACACCCGTGTCCGTCAATGCCCGTCAATGCCCGTCAATGCCCGTCACGTGATACCCTACCAGATCGGGCGCCCGGCATCGCCGGCATCGTCGGCATCCGTGTTCGCCAATGTCGCCCGTGACGCCCCGCGACCCGCGCCGCCCGCGCCGCTCTCTGCCGCGCCGCACGGAGCGCCAGGCAGGAGCAGATTCACAGGCAGGTCCACACCAGTACACATATGTATGCGGAAATCGGCACGAGCGTTCATTTCTCGCTGATATTCGCCGAACGTTTGAGTTTATCCGCAGGGAACGCCTTGTATGGGGCGAATCCTGCTCCGCCCTTGCCGGTACGGTCAACCACACTTAGCGCGGCGGCCGTCCCAATAGTGGAGCGCAGCGACCAGTTGGCCGCGCCCTTATGGCGCATGGTCACGATGTCGGACGCATCTGCACCGTTGGCAGCCAGCACCCGCGCCCCATCCAGGAAGGGCTGTGTGCTTGACTTGACGATCACCTGACCGCCCAGTGTCGCCCGGTAGCTGCCCGGGCCGACTGGTTCGACGATCATATGAAACTCAGTCATGTCCATGTCAGGGGTTCACCCTACGTAGTTAAGCCGCTTGACTTTCCCAATTTGTTTCCCGAGCACCATGAGCAGTCAACACACAGCCCTAGCGGGCGGATCAGCGCGGCACTCGGCACGTGCGAGAATGCCGGGAAGCCACATTTTAGAAATGCGCGCGGGTTGACGAATCACAACTGTGCTGGACGATTCTGTGCGGGACTTTCCGGTCAATCGCGCCCTGCTCCGGGCTGCGCCTCGTGCGTTTTGTGGTGCTGCGGCGGGTAGCGGGGGGCGTTGGGTTAGACGAAAGGATGACATAGCTGCGCTACTATGACCTGAATGGGTCGCGCCACAGTTCATCCATTTCTACGTGCGTTTCGCACAGGTAACCGCAGGATTTAATCCTGCCGCCGTATCTCACCGAGCCGCGCCGATGTGGAGACGGCGCGACCCAGGATGGTAACATCTACCAAGGCCCGGGTAGGGCCAAGGTAGTCCTTGAAGATGCCCGGCGCTTCCTGACCGGCGAGCCGAACCCAGATGCGGTCATCCGGGTTGAATGGAAGGGATTCCTCTGTGAGAACCCCCCGTGCGTCGGCCCGGTCACGAAGGTCACTGACCACTTGATCGGGGACGGTTTCAATCTGACCGCCGAAGCGGACAAAGCCGCGCACGCCGGTGATCTGTTCGATCAGGCACCAGAGGTAGCGCGCCATTACAAACATGTAGCCTGGGAAGATTGGGAAGGTTCGCAGCACCAGCCGCCCGCGATACACAACGCGGCGCTTGATGCGAAACCATTCGTTTGGGAGGTCAAGCTGAGACAGGACGCGGCTGACGCCAGCTTCCATGTTGGGTCCGACCCTGAGTAGCTGGTATGGCAAAAGGGTGCCCGTCCCTGTGGCCTGTGAATTCGTGAGGCGGGAGGCTACGCCGATTTGCGGGGCGGCGGCAAGCGATTTTCGCGGATTGGGGAAAACGGTGTGCGGGTAAGGGCACCGGGTGGGGGCTGGGTCCACTAATTCCTACCAGATTGATATTTGACGTGCGCTTTCAAGCACTTATCGACAACGGGGGGCTGCTTACGGGCTGCTTAGGCTGGATTTTCCTATATCCCGTTCCCTACGCGTGTTCGCAGTGCGTTCTGCGGAGCTCCGAGGTAAGAAGCCGAGTAAGAAGAGAGAAGCCGCGCTACGAGACTCATAATATAGAAGCAGCCTAAGCAGCCCCGAAGCAACCCCCCCTTTCCATCCGTTATCTTGACATTTCAAGCGCTTACCGCCACGATCTAAGATCGCACTACGAACCCAGAAATATCCAGCCCCATCCATCCCCCACCACACCCGCGTAGAGGGAAAAGCCCCACATCACCCGCAGGCCGTTAATCGCCCGTCGCGCGTAAAGCCCACATCCACCCGCATACCGCGTAGCGATAGACAGGGCGCCCCCGGTACACGACACAGTGATCCAAGGTACTCTTACACCGCGCAGCGGTCGAGTAGACGGGGTGTAACCCCTCGCGCTATAGGCCAGTTTCATCATGAAGCACTATATCTACATCTATTTTGACCCGCGCGACGCTACACCAATCTACATAGGGAAGGGCATAGGTCGCCCGTTCATGTGGCTGATCATCCACGTTCTATTGAACCGCTAGACGCGGGGCACCCACCCGCGCTAGCCTTATTGCGTGTACTACGTCTATGTGATTCGCGATCCGCGCCCGGGCAAGTCCAACGCCCCGATCTGGGTTGGGAAGGGTAGTGGGCAGCGTTATCTGGAGCGGCTGAAACCAGGATGTCCGTTTAACAACCCACTTTTGGCCGCCGTCATCGCCAAGTGCCGCGTGCTAGGGTTGGAGCCGCAATCCACTATTGTCCAGCGTTTCGAGACTGAAGCGCTGGCCTTCACAGTTGAGGTTCAGCTGATCGCGCGCTATGGACGGCGCGATTTGGGCAAGGGCACACTATGCAATCTCACGGCTGGCGGCGATGGGGTTGATGCGACCACTCTGCGGCGTCTCTGGACCACTCCTGAGATGCGGGAGAAACACAAAGCTGGACTAGCCAATCTAGAGGTTCGCGCGCGCATTTCGGCAGGCCAGCGCAATCGCGACCCAGAGCACACCCGCCGTCAGTGGCGCGACCCAGAGTGGCGGGCCAATACCATCGCGGCCACGCGCCGCAAAGAGTATAGCCCGGAGTGGCGCGCGCAGCAGGCTGAAACAGCTCGCCGCGTCCAAGCCGATCCAGAAATTCGCGCGCGCAAGGCAGAGATCACGCGACAACTTTGGGCTGAGGCTAGCCCAGAGAAGCGCGAGCAACACGCGAAGGCCACACGGCAAGGCCAGGCTGAGCCATCCTATCGCGAGCGCAATCTGGAGCACCTGCGCCGTCTTAACGCCCACCCCAAGCCACCCAAATCTGAAGCCACCAGAGCCAAGCTGAGCGCAGCGGCTAAAGTGCGCGAGGCGGCCAAACGGTTAGCACGCCAAAATAAATCCACGCCGCCCACTTGACTTTCGATCAACACCCCAGCGCGATAGTCCCGGCTGACTATCAATTCATCGCGTTCACGTACCTGCCGCGCGTAGGCTGGGATGTTTCCGGCATCGCGATCATCGCAGCGGAGCGTGCCCGTTTGCGCGCCTTTATGGAGCGCACCCAGAGTTCATTCGCCGTCAACGAGTCGGCGGGCAACTGCTACGTTTGTGGCGCGCACTGTAGCTATATGGCGGCTTTCTATCATCGTCCCACGAACACAGTGATCAAGACCGGCCTGGATTGCGCCGACAACCTGGAAATGGGCGACGCCACCGCATTTCGCCGCAATGTCACACGCGGTTTAGAAGCGCAGGCCGGCAAGCGCAAGGCCATCAAGTTCCTCGCAGACAACAACCTCACCGCCGCGTGGGATATTGCCAGCGCGCCCTGTCCGACCGACGAGCGCGGCAACTGCCGCTTCGAGGAGCTCACCATCCGCGACATCGTGTCGAAGCTGGTCAAGTATGGCTCCATCAGCGAGAAGCAGGTTGCCTTCCTCGCCCGCCTGCTCACCGGCATCACCAACCGCGCAGCCCTCCAGGCCGCACGCGCCGCAGCGCAGGAGGCCGCCGCACCCTGCCCGTCAGGGAAGGTTACCATCGAAGGTACCATCCTCTCCCTGCGCACGCAGGATGGCCCGTATGGTTCGGTTCTCAAGATGCTGGTCCAGCATGACACCGGTTTCAAAATCTGGTCGACCGTCCCCGCCGCGATCAGCGACGCGGCGAAGGGCTCACGCATCCGGTTCACCGCGACGGTCACCCCCAGCCAGGACGACCAAAAGTTCGGTTTCGCGTCGCGCCCGGCCCAGGCTAGTATCCTCCAGACGGAGGATGCATGATGACCGACACAGACAACCTGGTCCTGGCGCAGCTGCGCGCGCTGCGTGGCGAGAACAAGATGTTTCGCGAGGCGCTCCAAAGCTTCTCGCGGCAATCCTCTCAGTTGTTTGAGCGTCTAGGCAACGTGGAGAAAGCCATCGTGGATATGCGCGGTGACATTATCCTCTTGGAAAACAAGAACCTAGACCGTCACAGTGAGGTGCTGGATATTCTCTGTCGGCTGGATCACCGCCCCACTTGACTTTAATCTCAACACCAACTATATCGAGACCGTCGCCACGACGCGACTATGGAGATCAGGATCATGGACACCACAGACCTCACCATCGTCATCCTCGCCACGATGATCAATTTTCTCCCGGCGATAGTCGCTCTGTACCGCCGCCACCCGGCTCGCCTGGCCATCTTTATCGGTTGCCTGGTCGCCGCCACCGCCTTCCTCATCGCGGCAGACGATTACCCCCGGTTCGCCGCCCTGATTGGCCTGGTCTGGGTCGCCCTGCTTATCAAGTCATTCACGTCAACCACCACCGCGTCGCAGCCCGCCGCGCCCGCCGTCACCACATATCACATCTAAAAATAAATCCACGCCCCACTTGACTTTATCCCAACTCCAATCTATATCGAGACCGTCGCCACGACGCGACTCACACAGGAGCCTACCATGACCACCACCACCGAGCAAGCCGCCCTCATCGCCCAGGTGCGCGCCGGTTACCACACCCGCCTCGCCAACCTGCGCACCGCGTTACGCGGTCGCATCGAAGGCAACGTTTTCGTCTGGCCCGCCTACGGTCTGGGCGTCGCGTTCACCGACACAGAGTGCCGTACCGTCGCAGTCGAGGCCGCCACCATCGTCCCCGGCAACGTCTGCCGCAAGACATTCCGCAACGGCGGTAACGAGCCCGCCCAGTTCATGCCGCGCCGCGACGCGCTGGAAGCAGCCCTGGCCACCACCCAGGCCGCCCTGGCCGAATTCGAGCGCGCCATCAAGCTGTAAAAATAAATCGCGCGGGCCACTTGACTTTCCAGTCAGGTGGCCCTATCTCTAGACCGTCGCCACGACGCGACTCACACAAGGACCAAGATCATGACCACCGAACCCCTTTTCGATCTGTACTCTGTTCCGGCCACCACCAGCGTCGAAACCCACGGTACATTCATGCTGCGCGCCCGTCTCTCCACGATCATCGCGTTCTGCGACAGCATCGACGCTCTGCGCCGCGTGCGCGCCGAGCTCAACAGCGGCAAGGAAGTCGCCCTGCTCTACCACAACGGGCGCGGGCGCTGGGCTGGCACGGTCCACGCTATCCGCCCGGCGCTCGCCCCTCTGGGCACGGAGGTGTAACGTGATCACCAGCTATCGCGCGGCCTCATTCGCCTGGAACCCCTCCACGTTCCTCTTCACAGCGGAAGCCTCCAGCCTGGGCGCGGCCGCAGGGGCGCATGACCGGTTTGACCTGGTCAGTCACACAGGCCGCCGCGCCATGTTTGTTCTCACCAAAACCGACCTGGACGCCAGCCACGAAGACATATACGGCTGGCACTTCCGATGCGTCACACCCGACCTCACCCACCTCACCGCCCTCATCATCAACGACTAGGAGCCTGCCATGATTCAGGATCACGAGCCGCGTATCGTCAGCGGCATACGCGGCCAGCCCTTTACCCGGCGGTTCGAGAGCCAGGCTGAACAGGACCAGTGGATTCTCAAGGAGGGGGTTTATTTCATCCGCATCACCGAAACCCGCCGCGCCGAGGGCCCAGCCACGTTCATCTTGGACCATTATAACTTTGGCCTGCGCCGCGTCGTGGCCACGCTCGAAGAGGCGCAGTTACTCTGCATCCGCTCAGGTTTCGACGCGACGGTTTTCCGCAACTCAGGCAGCAGCGACACCCCCATTTCTGGCAGTATCGTCGCCCGCTACAACTCCATCGGTGGCTGGAGCCTGGTGTGATGCAGCACGACCACCACGTTCGCCTTGGCATCAATGGGCCGCCCCCTCTGGGGCTGGCTTCCAGCTGCATAGGGACTGCAAAATAATTTCGCCAGCCCACTTGACTTATCAGACAACCATCCCTATATCTAGTTCTGCGGCGATCAAGCCGCTATAACAGGAGACTACGATGACCAAGACCCAAGCCAACACGATCCTCACCCAGATGACCGAGGCCATGATGGCGGTTAACCGCCAGAACGGTATCGCGTGTATGCCGTTGTCGGCCTATACCACCTGCGCGAACACCTTCGAGATTCTCACGAAGGATGTGGAGCGCCCCGCCGCAATCTGGGACGGCCGCACCCTGCGCTCAGAGACGGTTGTTCTGGACCCCGCCGCCTACGCCGCGATGGTCAAGCTGGGCGGCGAGCAGAAGGCCATCAAGCTGATGATCCGCGCCATGATGAACATCACCGGCAAGACCTGGCGCGAAGTGCGCGATATCGTCGAGGCCCAGGTTCGCGCGGCGGCGTAAATAAAGTCAAGCGCCCACTTGACTTTACCCAAGCCAGCCCCTATATTGGGGGCTGAGCCTGGGTATATCCCCGAGGGACCACGGCAGGGCTGCGCGTTTTCCCACCCCAAAATAATTTCGCAGCCCCACTTGACTTTACCAGATCACACGTTTATATCTACGCCTAGTTGAGAGACACCGCCGCCAAGTGCGGCTAATTCAGGAGCCTCTAATGTCCGAACTTCGCAGCCTCCAGGCCGAATGGAACGCCTTAGTGCCAGTCGCCCACAGCCTGGGTATCTATAGCGGCGTGCGCATCCTGCGCTCCACGCATGAGAACACGGGCATCGGTCGCCGCCGCGTCGCAGAGTTGCGCGCCCGCATTGAGGCGCGCCAGCCCACCGCCACCGCCCCTTTCGTCGCGCCCGGCGCGCAGGGCGACACCTTCGGCGTTGAGATCGAAGTCATCATGCCGAGCGGCCTGTCGCACTACGGTCTGGCCCAGGCGATCACCGCCGCTGGCGTCGCCTGTGAGGCGCAGCGTTACAACCACCAGCTGATCACCACCTGGAAGGTTGTGCAGGACGGTAGCCTTGGCAGCCACATCACGGGCGCCGAAGTCGTGTCCCCCATCCTGACCGGCGAGGCGGGTTTCGCCACGATGGCGAAAGTTATGGACGCGATGACCGCCGCTGGGTGCAAGATCACAAAGCGCTGCGGCTTTCACGTCCACGTTGGCGCGCGTCGGGAGAACGTCCATTTTTTCCGCAGCCTGGCCCGCATCTATCGCAAGTTCGACGCGGCGATCAACTCTGTTCTGGCGCCGTCGCGCACGTCCAACGATTTCTGCCACGCTCACATCATCAACGAGACGCGGCTGGAGGCGGCCACCTCAATCGATGAGGTCACCCGCGCGGTTGGCCAGATGCCTGGCCGCGACTACATCCGCTCCAGCTACCGCTACCGCAAGCTGAATTTCTGCAGCTTCTTTCAGCACGGTACCGTTGAGTTCCGCCAGCATCAGGGCTCAACCGATGCGCGCAAGGCGGCCTACTGGGTGAGGTTCTGCCTGGCGATGGTCGCCGCCGCGCGGCGCAACCCAGACCTCAGCCTGTATAACGATAGCCTGGACGCGCTGATGACGCTGACCGAATCACCGACCGATGCGCGAGCCTACTTCAATTCCCGCGTTGCGGTGTTCGCCGCGCGGGCCACCAGCAGGAGGACAGCATGAAGATCATGACCGCAGACGGCCACACCTACAGTGGCACCCCAGCGCAGATTGTTACCCAGCTCAACGCGGGCTCAATGGCTCACGCCGAGACAAGCGCGGCGTGGATGCAGGAGGCGGCAGACCGCGCCACGATGACCAGTGGCACCGATGTGCGCTTTGACACCGCGCTACATTTCCTCTATGACCTGTCCAAGGCGGGGCAGATCAAGATACTGGAGGATGCGTGATGAGTGCCACAGATTATACCCTGGACGTTGACCTGCGGGTAAAGTTAGCCCACATCGATCAGATGTTAGCTGATCATGATCGTAAGCGCCAGGAGATCAGGCTGGCGCCTTGGCAGATTGGGCTATCTTTAATGACCATGGGCGCGGCGTTCTTCGCGGCGGGTGCGGCGTTTGTCAAGCTGTGGTAAAATAAATCCGCCGCCCCACTTGACTTTAAGTCAGACAGCCCCTATCTAGGGGTTGTCGCCGCCACGATGCGGCTAACTGGAGGATGAAATGTTTGACGCGATGCGTGAAGAGTTGGAGATTGAGTATAACGCGCGGTTCGATTACGTGCGTGAAGCTTTCGCCGGTATGGCTGAAGACCCGGCGACCCTGGCGGCTGAGGCGGCCGATTATGCCGCTGAGGCGGCTGCTGAGTGGACCGCTTTTATCGGCCCGCGCCTGCCGGTTGACGATGAAATCTGGTTTTGAAAGGCACCGCGTCATGAAGATCGAACTCAAAGGCAACTCCAAGATTTACCGCGACCTGCTGGTCAAGGTAGGCGACGGCCCGGAGGAATGGGCTGAGGATGTTACCCTGCCGGTGTTACCGGAGCCGCAGGCGGCCGTGGTTGAGGCAATTCTCAGCGGCCAGTTCACCCTTACCGTCGCCGAAACCGGCACAGTGACCGTTGTGGTGGTATGCCCATGATCCGCCGCCAGCCTTCCATGGAGGAAGTCTACCGGACACCCGCGCCGAAGGTCACGCTCACCCTGGACCTGGATGAGGCTCAGGCCGCTCTAGTGGCCATCGACCAGCACGAGGCCAGCTACGCGATTGACCGGCCTGGCTATGCCTCATCTGGCTACATGGCGCTTCGCCGCGCCCTGGCACACGCTATCGCGGCGGCAAAATAAGGATAGACAAATGACGGCTGAGGAATTGCGCCGTTGGAAGGTACGCTACAACAACCACATGTTTGACGCCAGATATCGCGGTGTGCCATGGCGGTTTACCTTTGAACAGTGGATGGGTATTTGGATTGCGTCTGGTAACATGCACGAGCGCGGACCTAGGCTTGGTCAATACGTTATGGCGCGGTTCGGTGACAAGGGAGCCTATCGCGTAGGCAATGTGGAGATTATCCCAGCCTCAGACAATAATAGAGCCGCTCAACTGGGTAGGTTGCGCCCTGATCTAGCAGCGCGGAACAAGAGCCAACAACAGCGGCAGGCTATCTGCGCTAGCTGGAAGACCAGAGCGCCGCGTACCGGCTGGAAGCATTCTGAGGCGACCAAGGCGAAGATGAAGGTATCGGCTGCGCTATCCTGGAAGCGTGGTGATCGAAAAATAAGAGCGGACCCCACTTGACTTTATCTTCAATCCGTCCTATATCTAGGACTGCAACCCGCCGCCACGAGCGGCCTATGTGAGGACGAATCAAATGGCTTTGTACTGGAGTTATGGGAGTAATCTGGACCCGGTGCGGATGCGGCAGCGTTGCCCCTCTGCACGGATGGTCGGGCCGCTCTACTTCAACAACGCCAAGCTGGTCTTCCGCGCCGTGGCCGATGTGGTCACCTGCGAGGGAAGCCGGGTGCCCGGCGGCCTGTGGGAGATCGATGAGCGCGATGAGCGTGAGCTGGACCGCTATGAGGGTGTTTCCAGCGGGCTGTACGCGCGCTGGCACGTCACCAAGAAGATCGATGGGCGCAAGCGCCGCATCCTCTTCTACAAGATGAATGAGGCTGGCATCATGCCGCCCAGCGCCCGGTATCTTGACACGATCATGTGCGGCTATCGCGCCTTCGGACTGGACATGTCCTACCTTGAGACCGCGCTGGCGGAGAGCCACGACGATAAGACCCGCACAGAGTATCTGGATTGGCGCTATGAGCGCGACCGGCCACGGCTGGCGCCGCGCGACCACGTCAAGCCGCGACACAACCTTGAAGAGCGGATCAAGGAGGGCAAGCCAGCGACGCCCAAGCTGCCGTCCCGGCTGACCGTCCCGATGTACGGCGTGACCCACCTGATCAAGAAGAAGGAAAACGCCACAGACAAATTCATCCGCTACCTCGACCGGAAGAATAAGGGCAAGGGCTCCAAGCTGAGCCGGAAGGGCATGTGACATGGCCAAGAAGCACAACGGCGATTTGATAAGAGTATTCGGCCAGCTGCTAGACGAAAAGCTGGCGCCGCTAAAACGCGACATCGTGGAAACCAAAATTATCGTGCGTGGATTGGGAGAAGCGGTTGGGCGCATCGAAACCCGGCTGAGAGTTGTCGAAGCAATCCTGGGCATCGACCCCGATAGACCGAAGCACTGAAATACCACTTGACTTTAACTCCAACCAAGCTTATATCTAGCTTGAGGCTAGCGCCTCAATCACCCGCCGCCACGCGCGGCTCACACAGGAGAACGACAATGCCACTTGTTTGGGTTTACGGTACGCTAAAGAGCGGACACCGCAACCACTGCGTCCTCGGCGCCAAGTCAGTCAACCATGGCCCGGCGGTGTTTACCTTCCAGGCCAGCGCCATGTATGACGTAGGCTTCCCCATCATCATGAAGGGCCAGTCCAGGATACAGGTCCAGGGCGAACTCTACCACGTGGACGGCGCGACATTCCGTCGCCTGGACGTGTTGGAGAGCAACGGCCACATGTACAAGCGGCGCCGCAAGCGTCTGCCGGACGGGCGCCAGGCCTGGGTGTACATTGGAATGGATAAGTTCTGGGCACCGCAAAGGCTCGTTCGGCCCGTCCAGCCTGATAGCGATGGCGTGATTCGCTGGAACCCCACAGAATGGAGAGCGTAATGAACACGGAACAGGCACGCGCGGCGGCGAAGGAGCTTCTCACATTCGCCAAGCGCGCAGAGGAACTTATGGCTGCTCTGGATAGCGGCTCAGTCCCATGCGACTGTTGCGGCACGATTCGATACAACAACTGGGCACAGAAACAGCTGGCCGACAAGCTAGAGGGCATCGCGGAGCGGCTTGAGACCGCAGGCGATACCCTGAACCGCCGGGCGGATGATCCGGCATTCCTCGGTGGGGGCGGATGAGTAAAATAAACTCTTGACTTTATCGTCAACCACGCCTATCTAGCGTCTATTGACCCCTGCGGTGCCGCCCGCCCCCAGACACGGTCAATTCAAATCAACGCGGGCAAGGAGTTTCTACCATGTTCGTTACCCTTACGATGGTGATCGCCGAGCGTGATCGCAGCTACGATGATTCGGATGAAGGCGAAGACGATGGCATCGTGCCGATGGTCCCGTCTGAGCCCACCAGCCCGACTGTGGTCAACACAGACCTGATCCGCAACTTCTATCCGCGCAAGAAGCGCCGCGACGGCACCCGCCCGGTGGGCACCCGCATCACGTTCGTCAACGGCAGCGGGATGGCAGTGACCGACACGTTTGAGCAAGTCACCGCCAAGATCACCGCGACGGCCTAACCCAACCAGCCCAGCCGGAGGTGGCGCTAATAACACCGGCAGTTCGAGGGATGGGGGCACGTCTCCGCCTTCCAAGCCGGGAGTGTGGCTGTCCGCTGTTGGGTAGCAGCTGTGCTCTTTGGTCAAAAACACCGTCCTGATCGAACCGGGGGGAGACACCGTCGTCCCAGACAACTCCCCCCGTCTTCGGGCTGGTGGCTCAGTGGTAGCGCGGGCGGCAGGGTACCCTGTCGTGCGGTCGCAGGTTCGATTCCTGCCCAGTCCACCAAAATAATTTCGCCGCTCCACTTGACTTTAAGTCAAGGCGCGTTTATATCTCCTGTATGCAACGCGGCCATGCGCCGCTAAATAGGAGACGACCATGTCCACGGCCCACCAGCTCACCACCCACGAAGCGGCCTATCAGTTTGCTCTGGCCGGTAAGGCTACATTCACCATCGTGTCGAAGGCAACTGGGACCCGGTTCACCTACCAGGTGACCGAATCGGACCAGGGCCGCGATTTGTTCTTTGTGTCGCTGCTCACCGGCCCAGACAACACCGCCAGCTACGCCTACCTGGGTACGCTGCGCCACGAGTATGCGCCGGGGACCAGCTGGACCTGGAAACACGGCGTCAAGTCTAAGATCAGCGCAGAGGCGCCTAGCGCCCGCGCGTTCAAGTGGCTGTGGGCCAACCTGAAGCACGGCAAGTTGCCGGACACGGTTGAATTTTGGCACGCTGGACGCTGTTGCCGCTGCAACCGCAAGCTGACCGTTCCGGCGTCGATTGAATCGGGCATCGGACCCGAGTGCGCACAGATGATGAGGAGGGCGGCGTGAACTACATCCTGACATTTGAGAAGGGCCAGCTTGTGGTCGTGGCCGAGCACCTGCGCTGCGATGACGAAAGCCCACGGGCAGTCATCACCAGCCGGCAGGACTTCAACGACTACATGGCGGCAGAGGCGGCGCGGATGGGAACCCATCCCGATATGCTGAATGTGTTCGTGTCGTCCACGCTGGACTTCCCGGAAGACTTCACCACCGACCCGGCGACGATAGCGCTGGCAGAGGAGCTACGATAAGTTGTGCGAGCGTTCCGTGGGGCAGCCCAATGAGCGCGGCGTTCGCGAACTCGTGAAATCTTGAGGAGAGCACTGTGGTCGAGTTGGACGAGATTGCACGGATTATCTGGCGGGACACCTACCGCCACGACACGCTTCTCGAATGGAATGAAATCAAACGCGGCACCATGCACTGGAAGCGCGTCATGGCGGCGGCCGAAACAGTGCGCGGGCTGATGTCGCTTCGCGAGAAGCGTGGCAGAGATGGGGAAGGTGTGTGAGATGGTCGAAAATAAATCGCGGTACCCACTTGACTTTATCGTCAAGTGCCTTTATATCTCTGATTGAGAACCACGCGGTCACGCACCGCTACAGGAGACTGAAATGACCGTTTTCAATCGCTTCATCCTCGCAGTCGTGCTCGTCACGACGGCTCTGGGTGTTAACTCGCCGCTGCTCACCATCATCTTCGGCATGATCTGTCTGACAGCAGCGCTCATGCCAGCGCGCATGCAATCATGACCTTCAAGGAATGGCTCATCTGGCACCACATTCTCCACGTCAACCACTGGTGGTGCATCCGCGTGCGCGGCGTCTACATCTTCTGGGCGTGGGGTAAGCTCAACGTCACGCGCGACTTCCCCCATACGGAGAACTGAGATGGGCAAGCACCTCAACGGCCCGCTGGCGCTGGCGCTCTTTGTCGCGGCGGCCTACTGGGTGGTCACTCACCCGGTACCCTGGTATGCTCAGGGCGGCCTGTTCATCGCGGCCTACGCCCTGGTTATCCACTGGATTTATCAGTACAGCCCCTTCGCGGCGCGGTGGATACTCTCCACGACCATCCTGATCATCTTCGCCATTATCAGCGGCATCCTGTCCTGCAGCAGCGGGCGGGGGCGACGCTAAGATTCCACTTGACTTAACGATCAACCCAACCTATATCCTACCGGTAGCGGCGATGATGCCGCCAAGACAAGGGATCAAGACCATGAGGTTAGTCCACACGGATACCGGCAAGCCGGTTGAGATTGGCGAGACGGTAACAGACTTTCGCGGCGACAAGGCAACGGTCATCGGTATGACGCAGCCGCGTCACGAAGGTTCGACCGGGCGCATCCACGTCAGGGCGCCAGAAGGCTACGAGCACGGGTATTACCCGTCAGTGTTTAACTGCGAGTGGAAGTAAACCCCCAACCCAACGGAGAGCCTACCATGAAGAAGTCCATCCTACTTGCGACCGCCGCCTTGTTTGCCGTTACCGGCGTCCAGGCCAGCCCGCTGCGCTCTGCGGTGATCGCCCACTACGAGAGCAACAGCCGCGTGCGCTCGGCGGTTTATCGCGACGCCTGCAAGGGCGGCGACATGATGAAGGAAGAGCGCACCGCGCGGGCGCATCTGGGCGAGCGAGACGCCCAGCGCTATGACCGGGTGAGCCGTGCACTGGGCAAGGCGTACACTGACCCGGCGATCCAGCCCACAGACGCGGTGCTGGAGCGCATCCACGCCGATTTCTGTAAGGCGGTGGCGCCGTGACAGGGGTGGTTATCGTCTACCCCGAACATCGCACCCTGAGCGACGATCAGGTAGAAGTCATGTACCTGGATGCAGTTGTCAACGACAAGATTGCTCTTGGACGGCAGACCGCCCGGACAGTAGCCGATATGGCTCTGGCGCTAGAGGATGCGGGTATTATCTCAATCGGAAAGGAACGACCGTGAACGCGAACTGGTTCAACACGAATCTATCAGCCACCCCGCCTGGGTGGATACTGGTAATGGCGGGTGGGTTCATCCTGTGGTGGCCCATCGGGCTGGCAGTCCTGGCCTACCTGTTATGGAGTGGTTCAATGGGACGAGTTAACGGCCAGTGGTGGGAACGCGCCAAGGCGACGGCCTGGCCGTTTACCGGCGGCGGCACCGGCAACGCGGCGTTCGACGCTCATCGCAAGGCGACGCTGGACCGGCTGGAGGCTGAGCGGCGGAAGCTTGAAGAGGAACAGCGCGACTTCGCCGTGTTCCTTGACAAGCTGCGCCACGCCAAGGACCAGAGCGACTTCGACGACTTCCTCAAGGCACGGGGCGGGGCTTGACTTAACGATCAACATCATCTACGGTCTACCGGTAGGGACAAGGGTCCCTCAATATGGAGACTACCATGATGAAGTTAATCGTCGCCACAGCACTGTTCGCTGTGTTGGCCGTCTCAAGCGTGAGGGCGGCTGAAAAGGCCATAGCAATGGGCGAATGCTCGACGCTGTGGCGCACGTACAAGGCCAGTCCGGAGTACGTGGACCCGGGTAAGGGCAACCGCTCTGCGGCCTGGCAGTCATTCTACAAGCAGCGCTGCGGTAAGGACCGCGACGCGAACTAAAACGCTGCGGATAACAGGGTGGGGCCGCAAGCCCCCAAGTCACCGCAGCGGGGCTGGTGTAGTCACGGGCATCCTAGGTTAGGCCCGTGGCGTATGCGGACTCCGCGTCGCCAGCCTACAGGGGGGCGGGTTGGTTAAATAAATCAGCCCGCCCCTCTTGACTTTATCCCCATGTGCGGCTATCTCTAGCCCTAGACAGGAAAGGAACCCACGTGACCAAGCAAGTCAAGATTGAGCTTCCCCCCGGCGTGATGCCGGAAGACCTCAAGTACCCCACCGATTATCTGGACTGCGACCGCAACGCGGGCGACCACGGCCAGCTGACCTTCTACAACACGGTAGGTTTCGGCTGGTGCATTGCGACGCTGCTGATCAATCGGTCGCGGCGTGGTACCAGCGACCGCACGTATGCGGTGCGGGTTAGCGACGGCGCTGGGGTGCGCATTGGTGTCGGCCCGCACGTCAAGTCCACGGTCACGGTTATCCTGCGCAAGTCGCGGATAGCGGCGCTGCAGAAGTACATCGACCTCTATAATGCGGGTGCGATCAAGGCCAACACGACGCGCGACCGGATATCCAGCCGCCGGGCGGAAGGCGTCGAGCGCCGCGCCCGGGGCGAATACAGCTGGCGCTGGGATGTGTGATGGCTATTACCATTTCAATTCCCTCGTTTCACGACGATGTAGAACGTCACGCCGCGAAGGGCTGGCAATGCCCTGAGTGCTATGGCGTTCAGGTCAACCGCCAGGAAAGCCGCTTTGGTGGTCCGCGCGAAGACCGCTTCACCTGCCAGGAATGCGGCGCACAATGGGGGCGGGGATGACCACCGCGCTGCCGCAGCTGCTGGATGTCTGGTCATCGCAGGCGCCCCTGAAGCCGGGGGTAGAGCGCATTGTGCGCAACGCGACGCCCACGGCGCGGCGGTTCATCTTCGACCCAGATTCCAGTCATCACGTTGGCAGCCTGCTACTCCACGCCGCAGACCTGGTGGCTGAGCAGATCACGTTCGCCAAGCCGCCCTACCCGAATACCTACATTGAGATCACCGACGCGCGGGCGATGTTTCATGCCTGGCGTCCCAGTTACAAGCACGACCCAATCAGCAGCGATATCCGGCTAGGCTTCCTCTATACCGGCGACCGGATGTATGTGTTCATCGCCGGGGAGGGGGTAAAGGCTGAGCTGGGAATGTTCTCCATCACGATGGGGCACGGCCAGACCGCACCGCTATCGTCCATCTTCGGGGACCACCCAAGCATAACCCACGACCCGGCCCACGGGATTACCTGGCAGCATCAGGTCAAGCTGGCCTACCTGCTCGGCGGGATGCGGCAGTATGACAGCATTCTTATGCCCCAGGCAGACTATCAGTGGTTCCTCGACAACTACGACCTACAGGGCACACTTGACCTGCCGCCTGGGGATAGGGCCAGGCGCGACCGGATAATGATCGACGCAGCCTTCCTCGGGGGCGGAGACCTGTTGATTGGGGCGGCCTGCCTGTTACTGATTCACGGTAACAAGCGCGGGGTTAGCGTGCAGGGGGTCCCGCACCACAGAGGATGGTGGAAGGGCAAACAGATAGTCTACAAGGCCCACAGCGTTGTCACGATCAAGCTGGGGCCGAAGGATACTATCCGGCGGGTGGCGTTCGGTAACCGGGAAAGCCCGCGCCGACACGAGGTAATGGGCACATGGGTCCATTACCACAAAGAGGGGCGCTGTGAGCACGACTGGGTGAGGCTAGACGATCCAGACCACGAGCGCTATCAGTGCTCCCGCTGCCCGACGCTCCGCACCTGGCGCGCGTCGCATGTACGCGGCGACGGCGGCAAGGGCATCGTGACAAAAGAGTACGAGGTGACGAAGTGACCAGTGATGAACACATCGCCATGGTTGAAGCCGGGGGACGATTCTGGTTGGAGTTTTCAGCGTTGTGCCAGCGCTACATCGACGCCGCGCCGGAACATCTGAAGGCCGAGTATACAATGTATCTCGGGGATAAAACCTCAATCTATGGACGCAGGATCGCAAAATGACCTACTGTAAGATATGCGCCCGCCGTCTGGACGACCCCGAAGACTTAACCACGCGGGACTGCGGTGGCGACTGCCTGCGGTGTATGGCTGAGGTTGCGGGCGACCCGGATTGTATTGAGGCGATGAAGCGTCTTGGAGCGATGCCGATCTGTCACTGTCTGGACTGCGGTAAGGAACTGGACCGCGTGACTCACCCCACAGACCCGGCCGCCCGGCCGGAGCCGGGTGATATTTCGATCTGCCTTAGCTGCGGGCATGTTATGGCCTTCGCCGAGGACTTTACGGTGCGGGCGCTGACCGGTAAGGAAATGGTAGAGATAGCCGGTGACCCGCGCATCATGGCAATCCAGAAGGCAAGAGCCAAGGTGATGAAATGAACGATAGACCGCGATACTGGAAACCATTAGTCAAGCGATTTCAAGCCGATGCGGGCGGAGATTGTCGCTGAGGCGATGCGTGGCTACGGGATTGACGAGGCGGCGGCGCGGGTGATGCTAGAGAAGTCTCACGCTGCCTGCGACTATTACACCAATGACCTCTACCAGGTCCAGGTTGGACCCTGTGGGCCGAATAATGAAATGCTCCACATCTGTATCCGGCGGCTAGACGGCGGCATGTTCAAGGACTGGCGTCATTTCCAAGCCATCAAGAATGAGATCGCCGGGCCAGAGCGCGAGGCGTTCGAACTCTACCCGGCGGAAAGCCGTAAGGTAGATACATCCAACAAGTGGCACCTGTGGGTGATGCCCGTGGGCGTAACCATGGAGGGCATCGGCTGGGCTGAGCGCGATGTCCAGTATGATGAACGCAAGAACGTCCCCGGGTTAAGACAGAGGGCGCTGTAAGCGATGAAGAAGTTCGTACTGGAGATTGTAGCGTTGAAAGCCGAGGCCCGCCGTCTCTATTCACGCATCGCGTGGCGCAGTGACCTGTCCTGCGGCGCGCACCTGACGGACTTCATTCGACCAGACGTGCCGCGCGACGAAGCCCGGTTCAACCAGATCATGGAGCGCCTACGTGAGATCGACCCAGAAGCGAGGGCACTATGAAGCCCATTTTCTGGCCAGAGGTAAAGACGGAGAACGACCTGTGGGCTAAGGCCATGCAGGACGCCTGGGTTATTATGGGCCCAGTCGACCCGCGCGACCGGCCGCGCCGTCGCGACCCGGGCTACCGCCACAAGGCGGATGCAGACCCGCTAGCCTGGTGGCTGCTGGTCGAACTACTTGTCAGCTACGCCCAGAAAGGGAAAGCCGTGTTATGAGCGACGAAAAGTGGACCTACACGCCGAAGACCGCCGCTGAGATCGAAGCGCTGGCTTGGGATATAATCAGCGGCCAGGTATTTGGGACGTGGGGGTGCCCGCCTGAATTGATCCCGTCCTGTTTCATGGTTCTTGCGCTCATGAACCTTGACCAGCTCAGCGCGCTGAAGGACGCCAACATCATCCAGATTTATGAGCACATAAGTAAGGCGGGACCGGGCGCCATAAATGGATATCCAATATTCTTCTCCGCGCACTATATCAACCAGGACGATATGAATAGAGTTGCCGCGCGGGTAGAGGAAATTAAGAAGTTCCGGGAAACAACGGGGCCGTCCCAGTGATCCTGTTCACGCCGACCACGACGATCAGCGACCGCCAGCGGTGCGGGCTGATGGAAAGCGTTGCGCGGGATATGGAGGCGCGCGGCGAGTGTGGCCGTTCCGCCTCTGGGCAGAGCGCCATCCTGGCAATCCACTGGTGTGAACAGCGCGGTTATCGCTGGCAGCTGACCGGTTCATCCAAGACCGGCTACCATGTCAAGATGATAGGAGACGGAAATGGCGGTTGAGCAGTGGGTGAAAGACCTGAGTGCGCGAAGCGGCATAGCGACCAAGCTGGCGGTGGGCAAGATTGTCATACACCCGAAGCACGGCATGGTGCAGATTGTTAGTGGTACGTTCTGGGGGGAGCACGGCCTGTCGAACTTCTGGTACTGGCGTAAGGTGAACAAGGACGGCTCGCTGTCCAAGAAAAAGTTCCACGGTTACGGGTGGATGTAATCGTGGCGAAGTATTATTGTTCACGTTGTGCCAAGCCATTTGTAATTAGCCGAGTATGCGATTGGTGCGAGGGTAAAAGATATGTAGTTCCTTTATCTTATGCCCGCATTCGTTGGAACGTTCAACGCGTTGGAGCTAGATCGCGCAATCCCCCCGTTCCGTTCTTACTCATGTTCGAACATTGGTGGGATATCTGGCGGCGCTCCGGTAAGTGGCATCTGCGAGGTTGTCGGAAAGGCCAGTATGTTATGGCGCGATTTGGTGATAAGGGCGCCTATGAAGTAGGTAACGTTTCCATCATAGAATGTTCTATAAATAATAGGGATGGACGTACTGGTCGCAAACATTCAGAGAAGACTAAGAGGGGTGTTCGCACATGGTGGAAACGTCGCAAGGAGGCTCAGCATGCTCTGCGATGAACTCATGGACGCTGGTCCAATGGGGTATCACTCCCAGCTTATGGCAGCGACGATTGATCAGGTTCGCCTTGCTCAGAAATTCGTCCTGGACCCGCCGTTCGCGGCGGCGGCGGATGCGCTGTCGGCCGACTATGGGACGCTGGTCAAAGCATTCCCTTTTTGCCGGTTGCCGTTCGCTCACACGTGGATCGAAGTCGCGCAGGGCGACCGGCCCCAGTTCATGGCAGCGGGGGTGCACGCCCCTATTTTCCAGTCGCGCCCGCGCCGGGTAGGCTTCCTCTGTACTGCGACGCGGTCAGACTTATCGGCCTGGAAATCAGAACTGTTCTGGGTGATGCCGGATAAGGGCTGCAATGCGGCGGCCATCGCCATGAATTTTGATATGACGCAGGGTAGCGGGATCGTTTACGATTCCGCTTACAAGCCGTACCGGATAGGGCAGGAGCACCAGGAGTTCTTCCCTGAATCGAAGATGAAGAGTCATCCCGGCTGGGACGAGGCGACGCCCGTCGTACGGCAGGCCCTGCTAGAACATACTGGGACAACGTTGCCGGATTATGGTACACCGATGTTCCCAGAAGACATAACGCAGATACCGAGGCCCAAGCTGGACAAGATACTCTCTATGATCTATGACCTCGCGCGCAGCGACTGGGCAGGAGAGGTTTCCTTCCTGCTGGCCGTAATCGGCCTGCTCAACGCGCGCAACGTGGTCGAGCGTGAGCGGGTTGACGTCTCGCGCAAGAGCCACGCAAGGATCAAGCGCGGGCGCCCGGCGTTCTTCGAGCATCACCTGCTGAAGATACAGCGCAGGCAGATCACGCGGGCGGCGCGGGCACCTGGAACAGACCAGCAGCACGGTAAGATTAGGCGGCATGTCTGCGCTGGTCACTGGAAAGTGCGCAAGACGGGTATCTTCTTCTGGCATCCATTCTGGAGGGGCGACCCGGCGCGCGGTACCGTGACCAAGGATTATGAGGTTGTGCGGTGAAACGCTACCTACTCAAGATTGTTTCGAACGCCCACCTCAACGCAGAGGGGGAATGGATCGAGGTCCAGGTTGACCAGCCGCTCGCGTTTGGCTGGATCAATATTGATAAGATGTTCCAGCCCTACATCCCTGAAGGCTTCCATCTGGTCGCCGTGCGCAGAAAGGATTAACCAATGCAGTTCCTGGTAAAGAAGCATCTTGTCCGTCCCAACACGATGGTGGTGGGGGTTTATAATGATACCGGCGACCTCATCGCGACGATCAGCCCGCACGATCAGGGGCTCCACATTGTATCGCGGCATATGACCGGACAGTTACCGACGATAGGGGTTGGAGTTCTGGTTGTCCTCGACTCTGAGGTATGCGACCCACCCGTGCCGGTGCCCCCGGCTATCCTGAAAAAATATAGTCCAGACCACACTTAACCAAAGGAACCTACCAATGAGAACGACCACGATGATTGTTGCCCTTCTGTTGTCCGGCGCGGCCTACGCTCAGCCGATCAGCAGCACCCACGGCGTCACGGCCAATTCAGCCGACAAGGCTCCGGTGCCCGGCGTGTCAGATGCCACCGTCAAGTCTGGCCAGCCTTTCCGCACAACGGACGGCGATGAGTGCCGTGAGGTTATGGTTACTGGCGTGCGCCAGTGGCTATGTACCTCGATGCAGGCGGCGAATGCCAAGCCGGTCTATACCTTCCCACGCAGTGGGTGGGACCGATAAATCTCCTGGCCCCCTTGACTTTATAGTCAAGAGGGGCTATTCTAGGGATAGTTGAACGCCGCCACGCGCGGCCAAATGGAGAGCGAAGTGGCAAGGACAAAGCGCCCCCACGATCACCCGGCCTACGATGACACGCGGCGCAAGGCAGTGAACCTGGCCGCTGCCGGGGTAGCTGTGGCCATGTACTGGAACGACCGGGGCGTGTTCCTGCTCCCGGCGTCGAACGAAAGCCCGCATGGTTCAACCCTGGTCTGCATCGCCCAGCGCTGGGACGCGCGTACCGTACAGCTGCGCTTCTCCAAGGCGCAATCCGAATGGGTGCCGGTATGAGCTGGTTGTGGCTTATCCTTATCGTCGCGGTCTTCGGCGCATTCAGCGGCGGCGCCAGCGGCAGCTATCGCCGCGACGACCGCGAGTATCCGGAACCAGAGTATGATTATGACCGGGGAGACTGCTGCGATGAGTGAGAAAGCAGTGGTCCAGCTATCGAATGGCAAGATGACTGAGATGGATGTCTGCGGCGACATTCCGTCCCACAAGGGCCAGCGTGCGATTATCGTGACCAACGGCGTGGGGTGTTTCGCCGCCCGGCTAACCCCGCAGGGGTGGGTCATCATCACAGAGCCGGTGAAACTATTCCCAGTGTAGGGGTTGACCCCGGCAATCAGATCAGGTAACTAGCCGTAGGATATGGAGAGACGTGATGGCTAAGGTAAAGGATTATCGGGGCCACAAAGGCGACGGAGAGCCGCCCAAGGTTGAGGTCAAGGTGGGCGACAGCGTGGGCTTTAAGAGCGACCACGAGCAGTATGGAACGATATCAGCCATCAAGGGCGATACGCTGCACCTGTTCAACAAGAACGGGTTCAGCGGTGACTATCTGCGCTATGCGACTGATACGGTTGTCCATGCCGGCGACTGTTGGGTGGACTGAACATGCACGCAGAGGGCTGGGCCGTTGTGGAGGATGGCGAGATTGATATGCGCACAGTGTCGCCCCATCGGCGCGCGGCTATCGTCAACTGGCTTGTCGTTGGTCCCGGTATCCCGGTGTGGGACGATATGGACGATGAATCAATCTACCGGCTATTTGACATCCACAAGGGACCAACCACGAAGACGGTGCCGGTACGCTGTACGGTAATTACTCCGCTAGCCGGGGCGCGGCTGGTCAAGGAAGACATTGTGGCTGTGGTCGGTATCCTGGCGTTCTTAGCCATCCTGGTTATTTCCTGGATACTGTATGGGAAGCTAGCATGAGCAACGACCCGCCGGTAGAAAACTATCGCCGCTGCCAGATTATCTTTCACGTGGACGCGGGCCACCTTGTAATCTACCGGAACGAAGTGGTGCATTCAGCATCAACGCGCGAAGAGGCGAAAGCCTGGATTGATGAAAAGGAAAACCTGAAATGACTGAAGACACCCGCCTTGCGACCCTTACCACAGACGCCCTACGCGCCGCCGGTAATAAGACCGTCGATGAAATCCGCGCGATGCTGGTGAAGGCCGATCAGATGCAGGAGCAGCTACACGCGGATGCTGAGGCGTTCATCGCAGACATCGGTAGTCGCTCGCTAGGGATTACTGACTCGGTGAGCGCCTATGTTGCGTTCTGTGAACAGACCACGAAGATGTTCACGGCGGCGGCGGATGCCGCCCACAAGCTCAACGGTAACGGCGCGGCGCCCCGCGTGCTGCCCGCTGATCGGGCGATGCCGCCGGTACGCAAGCTGGATACTGAGCTGGGCAAGCTGCAGTCGTCGCAGCCCTCACCCCTCGACGGGAGGCGCTGATGTCAGAGTTCGTCTGGAGCGACTATCGGGGCCAGCGCGAGCATAAGGATGCGAAGGACTTCCGCGACTATTTCGGCATTGGGCTGACCCCGGAGCAACACCGAGAAGTGCTGTTGCAGCGGTCTAAGGTGTTGAGGACTAACCTGAACACAAAAAGGGAAAAGGGGAAAAAGAGGGAAACTTCGGGGGATTCTGGTTGCTGGTGTGGGAACTGCGGCAGCATCCATCCTGACGAGATCAATGCAGTAACCCGGATCAGGGAACTGGAAGAGGAAGTGCGGCGGCTAACCGCCCGCGTGAAACGATGTTCGACCTGAAGCGCCCGTGTAAGACCTGTCCCTTCCGCAAGGGGCAGACGTTCTTCCTGCGGCCGGAGCGGCTGGAGGGCATCCGCCGGGCGATGGCCTTCCAGTGTCACGCCACTGTGGATTATAATCACTGGGACGACCGGGAGAAGCGTTCTGGCGACCGCCCGCAGCAATGCGCTGGTCTGATGGCGGTGCTCCATCGCAGCGGCCAGTCGAACACGATCATGCAGATTGCAGAACGGTCGGGACACCTGGACCCGGCTCAGTTGGACCCGCGAAGAGAGGCGTACAGTAGCTGGGCTGAGGCCATCGCGGCGCATAAGGATACCCCGGCGCAGGGGGCCGCGTAAAGCGGGTGACTGCGCCAAGGTCCAGCTGGCGGTGACCTTGTAGGGAAAACAACACCAGCAGCAGCGGTGCGGAGCCTTTGCATTGCTTTTCTCTCCGTAGCCGCTGCACTTATAGGGAAGCACTATGAAGAATGTTGAGATGTACATCGTGGTGGGAAGCGCCGGGGAGTATGATGGCTTCCACTCGTGGTCTGTCTGCGTGTTTGACGATAAAGAAGAGGCCCACCGCTTCGCGGACAAGTGCCTTACTGAAGTCAGGGGGGCGGCGTCTGAGTGGCGGAGTTCTGCGGGCTTTAAGCAGAGGGACGATATCGACAAGCGTGATTCTATCATCGCGGTAATCGACGCGGCCCTGCCGGATCAGAACGTCAGCGTGGATGATTTCGATTCAGAGCACGTCCACTATGCTGTCCATCCCATACCAGGAGTTCTGACATGAGCCAGTATATTACCCTGCTGGGGTCTGAGCAGGTCCAGACGGCCGCCAGCCAGATGACCCGGGCGGCTGAGCAGATGTCCAGCGCAGCCTCATCCATAGAGAGTTCCCTGGTCGCCCATCAGCGGTTCCTTGACGACTGGTTATACCGTCTTGAGGACGTGATGAAGGCTGCCAAACCATGACCACGAAGGCTGTACGTGAGATAGTGGTTGTCTACTCGACCAACGACCGGTTCAGGACGCGGCGCAAATTCGCCTCTGTGCGGGCGGCACAGGACTTCGCACATCACTGGATTGGTCCGCATCCGGTAATCGGGGGTGGCTGCGCCGTATCGGGCGACGGCGTAGGTAAGGTCACGGTCAAGGGGGCGACCCTGAGTGACCTGTTCCCAGCGAAGGGCTAGTATGAAAATCGTGTGGCTGCTCATCTGGTATTGCATCACGCCGGGTAGCCTGGAGTGTATGAAAACAGACCTTGAAGTCAGGGACTGGAACTACATTTCGGAGGAGCAATGCCATCAAGCCGGTGAGCATCATGGCGAGTACATCATGAACGAAAAGAAGTTCAAGGTCGAGTTCGCCTGCGTTCCGCACGAGAAGCCCTGGATCCATTACGTTCCAACCCGGCGCTATGACGTGAAGGCGATGCCGGCTGGAGCCAAGCGGCGAAAGGTATGGTAATGGGTAGCGCGATATCGTCTGAGGCCCTGGTGGACTGCGACTGTTGCGGGCAGCTTAGGCTCTGCCGCATGTACATCCTCCAGACCGGTAACGCTGCGTGGGTATGTGTGGAATGTCGCACCGGTAAGGCAAAATAATTTATCAATGACACTTGACCTTTGATCAGAACGCGCCTATGTATCTACCCGTAGACAAACACATAGGACGAAAACACCATGATGAAAGGCATATCCCTCGTTGAGCTCGCCTCCAAGATCGAGGCGAACAAGGCGGACAAGAAAGACTTCCTGGCCCCCACGACTGGCCTGCGGATGGTTACTGAAGGCGTCGATGAGCCGCAGCTGGTTATCCCGGATCAGGGAATGTTCCCCCTCCAGCCGGTGGCGCATACCCAGGTGAGCGAATATCTCGGCATCCCGGCGCGCTACTACGACAAGATGCGGGAGAAGGCGCCGCACCTGCTGGCGGAGAACGTCAACACGTGGCTGGGCCAGCGCAGCGATATCCGCATGGTTCGCACGCTGCGCGGTAATGCCCGCGCCTTCCTCTCCAACAGCTACAACCGCATCGAGAACGAAGAGATTGCGGAAGTCGCCCTGCCCGTCCTGCTGGCCATCCCGGATATCCAGGTTGTGTCGGCCGAGGTTACCGATAAGCGGATGTACATACAGGCCACCACGCCCCGCATTCAGGGCGAAGTGAAGAAGGGTGACGTTGTGCAGGCCGGTGTCGTGATCAGCAACTCTGAGATCGGCTACGGCGCGGTGTCGGTTGCGGCGATGGACTGGCGCCTGTGGTGCCTGAACGGCGCGATTGCCGCGAACAAGTTTCGCGCCTATCATGTTGGGCGGCGGATCGAGGATAACGCGGCTCTGTGGTCGCAGGAAACCCTGCGGGCCGACGACCGGGCGGTTCTGCTCAAGGTGCGTGACATGGTCGCGGCGGCGGTGGATGCGGTGAAGTTCGCCGAGCGTCTGGGTCGGATGCAGGAGCTTGCTGGCGAAGCCAAGGTTACCGGCGATCCGGCAGTGGTGGTGAAGGTCCTGGCTCTCAAGGTCCTCCGCTCCCTGATCGAAGGCGGCGACCTGTCAGCCTGGGGTCTGATCAACGCGGTCACCGCCCAGGCCCATACAGCACGGTCCTATGACCGCGCCGTCGAGTTTGAGGTGGCGGGCGGCTCGCTGATCGACCTGCCCAACACCGCGTGGCGTGAGATACTGAAGGCCGAGTAAATAAATCAGGTAGTCTCACTTGACTTTTTACCCAAGTGGGACTATCTAGCCGTAGTACAAACTATCCACTAGACGAACACAACCCAAACGGAGTAAGGAAAATGAGTGAAGATAATACGTTGAGCATCTACAATGGTCTGGTTGACCAGGCACGATCACTTGGACTGACGCGGTACCGTACCATTCAGCGGTTCCGTCCAGTCGAAAGTGGCCCGGCTCGAATCGCCCAGATTGAAAGCGACATCCGTGCGGCGCAAGCCAGTGCTGCGGCGGTTGCGAGTGAGGGCTTCGAAGAAGCGAACGTGGTTGTGGTGGCCGACGACGGCATTGCCACTTCCATTGAAGATGCAGTTCAACAGACAATCCAGCAGGAGGGTACCATGGCGAAGACGGCAAAGAAGACGGCGAAGAAGGTTGTGAAGAAGGCAGCGAAGCCCGCCAAGGCGGCAGGCAGCGCACCGGCGAAGCGTGGTCGCCCGCCCACCAACGGCACGACCATCGCGGCGAAGACCAAGGAGTTCAATGATCTGGTCCCGGCGGCGAAAAAGAAGGGTATCGCATGGGCGAAGGTCCACACGTCCTTCTTCGGCAGTCACGAGGCGGCCGACGCGCAGATCAAGCGGCTCAACGACGCGATCAAGGCCGCCTGAACTGATCGTTGGAGTTACCAACGGCTCGGGCTTCACAGTCCGGGCCGTGATTTTTTTATAGACCTGAGAGCCCAAATCGCGCTACCGGTAGCCGATGAGCTGGGTTAACGATCTTCCCATAGAGCGTATCACTGGCCAGGCTTTCCTTGCGCTGGATGAGTATTCGGCCACGCTGCCTACTGGCGTGTTCGAGGGTAAGCGCTGGCGGCGGCTGGACGGCGCGCACGACCCGGTGTGGAGAGCACGCGGCGGTAAGCCGCGCTGGGTGATTGGCGAGTACGTCGATGCCCACGTACAGAACCGCCCCAACCTGATAACAATCAAATGGACCCGGCCCGTGGTGATCTGTAAATGACCTACCAGTCCCGCACGACCGCCCACGCCCACCAGACCGAAGCGATGACGCGGCTACGGGCTAACCCCTCCACCTTCGCCCTGCTCATGGGGATGGGGACTGGTAAGACCAAGGTGATACTGGATGAATGGGGCGAGCGGGTAGGGGAACTGCCTAACCTGTTAGTGGTTGCCCCTGCGGGGTCCTACGGAAACTGGTACCTGGACCGCTCGCCTGAGGAGCCCGGTGAGGCCACGAAGCACCTGGACCCGGCGCTGCGCAAGGACATGCTCATCCATCACTGGAACTCCAGCGGCGGGGTGAAGTGGGCCGATGCCCTGAAGAAGTTCCTTAAGACACGCGACCGTCCCCGCATGTTTGTGATCAACGTCGAGGCGTTTTCCTCGGTAGACCGGGCCGTTATCGCCTGTGCGACCTTCCTCAAGTCTGCGCCTACGCTCATGGTGATCGACGAGGCGACGAAGATAAAGGGACCCACCACCCGGCGCACGAAGGCGGTACTGAAGCTCGGGGCGCTAGCCGCCGCCCGGCGTATTGCGACCGGGCTGGTTACGCCGCAGTCGCCGCTAGACTTATGGAGCCAGTTCGCCTTCCTCGACCCGGCTATTCTGGCGTGCCGCACCTTCGTCGGGTTCCGCTCCGTCTATGCCATTACACGGAAGGAACATTTCCCCGGGGCACGCTGGCCGGTAGAGATAGTTGTAGGCTTCCGCAACCTCGACCAGCTTGCGAAGCTAATCGAGCCGTATTCGTACCGCGTCCACAAGGAGACATGCTTGGACCTCCCCCCTAAGATATACACCACCCGTGACGTTTCGATGACTCCTGAGCAGACCCGGGCGTACCGCGAACTGAAGGAGTTCGCCACTACAAAGCTGGAGGCGGAGGTTCACGTCACAGCGACCTCAGTGATCACACAGATTCTGCGGATGCATCAGCTTCTCTGCGGCCACCTGGTCGATGAACATGGCGAGGTTCACGAGCTATCCGAGCAGCGAACGGGGGCGCTACTCGATGTACTGGCTGAACATGACGGTAAGGCGGTGATCTGGGTTAGCTATGAACATTCTTTGAAAAAGTTGTATGCGGTGCTGGAGAAAGAGTACGGCTCCGGCTGTGTTGCGGCTTTCTGGGGAGGCAACCGGACCGAGCGACTGGACGATGAGACCCGGTTCAAGACAGACCCGAAGTGCCGCTTTATGATTGCTACCCCAGGTGCGGGTGGAATGGGAAATACCTGGACAGTAGCTGATCTAGTTATTTATTTTTCAAACAGCTACGATCTAGAACAGCGCGTCCAGTCTGAGGACCGCACCCATCGCATGGGACAGAGTAAGAGTGTCACCTATGTTGATCTGGTTGCCAGAGGCACGGTAGACGAAAAGATATTACACGCCTTAAGGAACAAGATCAACCTGAGCGCTCAAATTACAGGACAAAATTGGCGTGAATGGGTAATATAAAATGTCCCTGGCCCGCGAACGTTTCCGCGCCCACCGTAGTCATGCCAAGGCTCGCGGTATTGCGTTCCTGTTGACGTTTGAAGAGTGGTGGGCGATCTGGCTGAACTCAGGTCGCTGGGATCAACGGGGACAGCGCGCAGATCAGTACTGTATGGCGCGTCATAACGACAAAGGACCCTACGCGGTAGGCAACGTTTCTATCATTACCAACCATGAGAACAATAAGGCGTCTCAGAAGTGGGACGACGCGCGCCATCGTCATCAATCTCAGATCATGAGGGGTAACAAACACAACCTTGGCCACAGGCACTCAGAAGCTTCTATAGAGTTGATGCGCGCGAAGCAATTAGGAAAACGTCACTCAGACGCTACCAAAGCATCAATGCGCGCCGCGTGGCAACGACGCAAACAACGAGACGCCAATGTTCCCCGGTAGCTCAGCGGTAGAGCGCCCGGCTGTTAACCGGGAGGTCGCTGGTTCGAATCCAGCTCGGGGAGCCACATCCATTCTGCTAGCCTGCATCGCCGCTGGAGTGGGAACTACCGCGCTTGCACTGCGTTCGCCAAAGCCAAAGCCAGAGCCGCCGCCGGTCCCGTATGTTGAGCAGGTGGCACCCAGCTTCACAGACCGCTGGCCAGCCGCAATGCTGAAACAGGATAACCGGGTGCGGACGATATCCATCACCCGGCCGAAAGAGCCACCGCCAGTGCGCGAGGAGGTTGAGCCGGTGGTACTACCGCCTGAGCCGGAGGTCTCCCCTCCACCGGAGCCTGTGCGGCGTCGGGTGCGCGTTGTCAGATTACACCGGAGCGGGGATGTCTGCGCCCGGGTAGGCTGGCGTAAACAGATCACACGTGGCGGGCGAAGCTGGAGATGTCGGAGATGAACGAGGAAACCCAGACACGCCAGCTTATTCATATTGGCTACGCACTTCAGTTGGTGCGGTGTCTGGCTGGAGCCGTCCTATTGTGGAGCGCAATCGACCGCTTTATACTCGGCGCTGCGCTGATGAGTGCGATCATGACCGCTATCGCCTATCTCAACGCTCTGTCCTTTGTACGGGGCGCAGAGCGGATGAATGTACTCAAGGCGATATTATCGAGGATAGAGGAAGAGAAGCGGCGCGGACCCCCTTGACTTTCCCTCCATCAACATCTATGTCCTAGCCCTAGATAACAAGGAGCCGGGACGATGGCGTTTAAGCTAACCACAGCAGAGGTCAACCTGCGCGATGAGCTTCAGGGTGAACTCAGTAAGGCGTGGGACGAGATTGTTGTCGCCGTAAAGGAATACAACCGCATTCAGGCCGACGCCAAGGTCAAGGTTGAGGACGCTGTGATTACGTTCAACAAGATCGCAGAGAACGTCAAGGCGTTTACTGACGCCATCGCTGAGGGCGCCCAGACGGAAATCAGTACCCGGTCTGTTGAATGGCGCGAAAGCGAAAGCGGCGAAGACGCGGGCATCTGGCGCGACGAATGGAAGGGCTACTACCTGGAAGAGATTGATCCTGACTGGCCCCGCGCTATCGACATCGACAAGCCCGACATTGACCTCACCGCTTTGCCGGTGGAGGCGTAATATGATACGCATCCTCATCCTACTTCTGGTCGCAATCGTGATGGTGATTTGTATCGCAGCGTCAGCTCACGCGGCGACCGAATGCACCACCCGCAAATCGGGTAGCGTCACCATTACCAGCTGCTCAAGCAGCCGTAACGTCCCGGCGACCACGTGTCGGTCGTATATGTCGGGCAGCGTGCGCAAGACAACCTGCAGCTAGGGAAAGCGAGCAATGACCAAGATCAATGAGCCGATGGACCGGACCCCTATCGTAGAGGGGGAATCCTTCTGGGTGCTCCAGATACCAGGTACCCAGCAGACGGTTATGTCTATAGTAAACGGAAAGGCGGAAGGGCCAATCGTGTTCTCCAGTGAGGACGATGCGATCAAGTTCGCGAACCAGTATAAGGTTTCAGACCAGTTTGTCCCGGTTCACCATACCGCGAAGTTCAGGAAAAGCCACTAACAAGGAGGACGGCCCATGCTCGCGTTCGTACCGGTTGTGCCTGCCGCGCAGGAAACTGTTCCTGCCCCGGTACTCCCCACGTTCAGGCCGCGCTGGTGGTATCGCAATTATCGCCTGGATGCCCGCCCGGTCGCCTGGTCCTTGCGCAATCGTCCCGAAGACTGGCGCTGGAATACCGAAGGTATCACGCTCCGGCACGTTCCAAGCGATCATGTCTTCTGGATTGCCAACGGTTCCTACAGCCTGTATACAGCGAACTGCTCCTGCCAGAAAAACACCCGGGGGCGCTTTCAAAGGTTCCAGGCGTTGTTCGTGTTCCGCCCAGCTTATCGGTACTGGCTGCGCTGGCAACGCCTCAAGCAGCAGCAGGAAATGACCCACGACCCTGCGCACTTCGCAGAGCACTTCATTCGATGATTCAGCTTTCGGGTCCAGCGAGTGGCGCCGTAAGCGCCCACAATGACAAGAGCCTCGACGGTGCACATGAGCTGGATAGGGTGCGCCCCGCGAGCACGGCGGTAGCAACGGGGGCGCGCCAGGCGTCCGATGTGGGTACGTGCGAAGGCGGAGAGGCGGGGGTGTGCCCCTGCGACTTTGGCCAACCTGGCGATAATTAAACGGAGGATACGATGACAAACCCAACCGTATCGATGCCGCCGGTTCTCATGACCGGACAGAATACCACTGGACTGGTCAGGGCCGCTTTAGCGAAGAGCGGCTATACGATTGAGTTTGACGTCGCTATCTTCCACGGGATATCGGCGGCGACCGGGCGCCAGGTCCACGTTATCTCCTTCTTCAACGATGCGGGTGAGCCGGAAACCGGCGAAGTGTTCATCGACAACCACGGTAAGGCGGAATTCTGATGCTTAAACCAATCTGCGTCGCGTGTCAGCGGTTCTACCGGCCCCATCGTAACGGTGTCTACTTTATCGAGGGCATGCCAGTCGGACAGAACGTGGCCCCGGGTACAGCTGAACCGGAGCGATGGACCCCGTACAAGCTATGGCACGGCGACCAGTGGCGCTGCGAGGGCTGCGGCCACCACATCATCGTCGGGACGGGGCGTGGCCCGGTACGAGAGCAGCACATGTCGGACTTCGCCGATATGGTTAAGAGTACAAACGCGACCTTTCAGGTCAACGACTGTTGAAACAACGGAGAAAGACAATGCAACACGACTTCATACTGCTCGACCGTAGCGGCTCCATGATCAGCCTCTGGGGTGAGGCCATCTCATCGATCAACGCCTATGTCCATAAGCTGGCGGCGGACAACATCGACACGGGCGTCACCCTGGCGGCGTTCGATACAGAGGGGGGCGGCCTTTCCTTCACGGTGCTTCGCGACCGGATCATCCCGAAGACGTGGATGGATGTTACCCCCCGTGAGGTTACTCCGCGCGGCCTGACCCCGCTGAACGACGCGACCGGGAAGATTGTCAACCTGGCGCGAGCCGGCAACTACGATAAGGTGGCGATCATCATCATGACCGATGGTCACGAAAATGCAAGTAAGGAGTTGAGGGTTGACCAGGTCAAGGCGCTGCTAGACGACTGCCGCGCGAAGAACTGGCAGGTGATCTTCCTTGGCGCCAACTTCGACAACGTGAAGCAGGCCGCCGACTACGGCGCATCAGCGCATCAGACCGTCCAGAGTTCAGTAAGGAACCTGGGCGCGACGATGGACAGCCTGTCATCTTCGCGGGCGGCCTACGCCGTGGGCGATACCGCAATGGGCTTCTCAGAGGAAGAGAAGCGCACGCTGAAGCAGGATTAAGGCTACACGCACGACCTGAGGGCGCCGCAACTCTCGGGGTTATAAGGTCGTGCGTGTATGCAGTTGAGTACGGCACCGCTCACTGCCGCGCGTGTTTAGGAGATTGAGATGCTTGTTGACGTTACCTTTAACCCACCTCAGCCTCATGTGGGGCTAGTCCTTACCATGATCGCCGGGGGCAGGCTCATACCAGAGCGGATTAAGCAGGGTATGTACATCGCTAGTCACTGGTCAATCGACCAGCTAGGGGTGCCTATCCGTGAGCGCTGGAAAGAGACTGAGTACAAAGAACTGGACTACCCTGAGTTTGGGGTGTGCGACTATCCCGATCAGGTGGTCAGCCTCTATGCTCTGGGCCAGCGGCTGGAGAAGCTTTTTGTTACCTTCGTCAAGATCGAAAAGGTGACCCAATCCGCCCGGGGCGGCTGGCGCTGGCATAAGTGGGGACCGTACATCGGTAACCAGAATCCTCAGGCTGAGCACATCTACGATGAGTCGGAGATTGATACGGTTTATACATTCCACATCTATGAGCTTAAGTCATGAGCCCCTCCGATCATCGCGGGAAGACCAACTTCCCCCACGAAACCTTCGTCCAGCGCGCCGTCGAACAGTGGCTGGAGAAGGACGGTTTTCAAATCTTTCCTGAGCCCTTTGTTGACGTGAATGCGTCGAGTGGTAATGAAGTCTGGCATATCGAGGCCAAGGGAAAGACGACACAGATGGGCCTGGACTTTCGTACCGGGGTTGGCCAGCTGGTTCAGCGCATGAAGGACCCAACCCACAAATACGGGGTGGCCCTCCCGGATATTCCTCAGTTTCGCAATCAGACCGCTGAGTTCGCGCCGTGGGTATTATCGAAACTTCAGATCCACTGGATTTGGGTATCGGCAGATGGTAACATATCGGTGCAAGGCCCGCCATGAACAACCCTCCACCTATCTGCCGCGCCTGCGGCCAGCCAATTACCGACACGAGCTACGTCACGTGGAATGGGCACGTCTATCATACCAATCACGTCCCGCCACACGAGCCGCCGCCCCCGGAGAACCGCGCCGTGCTGCGCGCCCTGCGGCTAATCCAGGATCGCGTGATGGGTAACCGGCGCGAGGATATCACGCTGGGGGATATTGAATGGGCTATCCAGGAACTAGAGCGGGACCAGGGCAACCCCGGTGATGTGAAGAAGTGAGACACAGCTGGAAAAAGGAACCGGTCGAGCGGGTTCGGGTCAGCGCCAGGGGTAGCATAACTGGGTTCAGCATCCTTATGAAGGTCCAGCGCCAGACCTGTAAGAAGTGCGGCCTGTTTATGTGTAAGTCAATAGGCTCAGAGGGGCCGTGGTACACCTGGGTATTTACGAATGGGGAATGGCGCGCTAGTAAGCTACCGCAATGCGTGGAGACGGCGTGATGAGACTGTTCGAGACGATGAAGCTAAAGCATCGGGTTAATATGTACCAGCTTGCCAATTTCCGGCGCGTCTTCGACGACCAGATTGACCGCTTGAACTTTAAGTATTCATGGGGTCCCGATGCGTCACGAATGTGGAGGGGCTACGTCGCCCCGCACAACCGGCGGCGCAAGCCGCTGCGGCGAGGCATGGGAGTGTAGGGGTCGTGCACTCAGATTGAACCCTATGCCCGTAACGCCAACCCCGGGGCCGCCGATTTTCAACTGGAGCTACCAACATGAATGGCTACAAGACATACCGCTTCAAGGATAAGGACCCGGTGATTGATGAGCTGCGCACCATCCTGCAGGGCGTCGCTGAGGTACGGGGGGTAACTGAAGCCCATCTGCGCAAGACCATCGCCTATGATATCGGCATGTCGCCGAATACCCTATGGAACTGGTTCAGGGGCGCGACGCGCCGTCCCCAGTACGCCTCGGTCAAAGCGGTCGCCCGTGCCCTAGGCGGCGAGCTATCCCTCACCGGGGCGAAGCCGGTTAGGCTGAGGCGCGTAGCATGACAAGCCCGAAGTTCAACGGCCTCGACCCCAAGACCAATGAGCTGGTGTTTGAGAACGGCCGTCCCCGCCCGCCCGGGATAGACCCGAAGACCGGCGAGTATTCGACAGCACAGATGTTGTTCGATGAGACTTACGGCGGCGACACGTCCCAGCCTCTGGACGACTAAGATATGAGGAACGTTGACCTGAACTGGCGCACTCACGTCAGCGATCTTGATCTGTCTACGGATGAGGCGTGGGAACCGGTCTATAGCGCCTATCACGGAGAAGTCGTTCCCGCGTGGTGCGTGGTACAGTTCGCGCGGTTCCGCATGAACTATATGCCCCGGCCGCGACCCTATCCCTGGGAAGTCTGAAACTCTTCCCAGCTGGCCTCAGCATCGCCCCAGTTGTGGCCGATACCCGTGTCGATCTTCATCGGGACAAGTAGCCGTACAACGTCGCAGCCAATCTCAGCGATGCGTTTCGTCTGTTCGGGTGACGTGACGCTGAAGCCTAGCTCATCGTGCATCTGAAGTAGCGGCACATAGCCGTCGCGCCAGCATCCACGCATCCACATTTTCGTCTGGCGTGCGGCGGTACCTTGGATTAACCTGTTCATGGCCTTGTGGGTAAAGGCGCGGCGCAGCTTGGCGTTCGGCCACCGTCCCTTCGCCGCCCCGTGGGACGGCATCGAGCCCTGAAACCCGCCGTACTGATCTGGTTCCCACGAGTCAAAATGAGACCGCGCGCCGTCGATCAGCTTAATGTAGCCCCGGTCCCGCGCTAGGTTCGTGCAGTAGCGGTTCAGCTGTGATACGAAGGGCATCTCCGTATCGTACTGCTCCATGATGTCCTTGGCGCGCTCTTCGCTGGAGCCAATCATCTCCGCAAAGCGCTCGATCCCCGCGCCGTACGCCTTCGCGAAATTCGTATCCTTCGCGGGCTTCCGGTCCAGCCCGGTCCACTGGGCGACCAGGGCGTGGAAGTCTGTGTCTGGGTTCTGCTCGTACTGGGCGACGGCGCTGGCCGCCTTTGTCATGTTCATCAGGGCGGCGTAGTGCACAATGAGCCGGTATTCCTGCTGCGAATAGTCCATCGACGCCCATAGCTCATCCCTCTCCGGGAGGAACACACCTCGGAACGCGCGGGACCACCGCTCGTCACGATGCGGGGCCTGCTGGAGGGGCGGGTTGGCGTAGGAGAAACGAAAGCTCCTCGTGCCACCCTCCTCACTGCGGAACTGGTTGATGGAGGCGTATATGCGGCCGTTTTCCTCGTAGTCGAGGATGAAGTTCTTGAGGAACTTATCGGCCATATCCGTGAGCTGCTCCGCCCGGGATATGAAGCGGGGAAGCCAGTGCGGATGTTTCCGCATCCAGACCGCCTGGAACGAAGGCTGGCCGGTCTTCGCCGTACGGTAGGGGACGTGCACCCCGGCCTCTTCGAAGATGCGGGCCAGCTGCTTCGGCGAGCGGCATTCCTCTATTGTGACATTAGGCCGTCCCAGCTTGTAGGCGAGCCGGGCCAGTACGCGGTCGCGTTCCTTTAGAATCCATTTCCGGCGGTACTGGGTCTTGTCAGGGTCTACCGCGATACCCCGGCGGCGCATCTCCTGCACCAGCGGCATCAGGTCGTTTTCAAGCTGCAGGGCGTCGCCCAGGCCCTGCTTGTCAATCTCCCCGTACAGGCTCTCTGCTAGCTCCAGGGTGGATACCGCGTCCTGCTCGGCGTAGGGTCCAACCTGCTTCGCCGGTAGCCTCCAGAGGTTCGCCTTGCCGTTCTTCCCCAGCAGTAGGTTGAGCGACTGTTCGTCCTTACCCTTCACCTTACGCCAGGCACATAGCTGGTCAAGCGAGTAGCTGAAGCGGTTCTCATCGATCAGGGTGGCCATCGCCTGGGTATCGGTTACCTGGGCGTTCTTCAGGTCCATCCCCCAGCTGGTCGTGAGCCAGCCCATGTCATGGGTACCGTGATGAAAGATCATCTGGATACCGGCCGCCGCGTGGTCGGCAATCCAGCGCTTTACCTGATCAACGTCAAAGCATTCACTATCCGGATGCCGCGTGGGGGCGTAGAACTTCTTGACCTCCCCGCCCTCACGCCAGGCCGCCGATACCCCGCAGATGAAGCCGCCTTTCGTCGGCCAGCTGGAGCCGCGACCGGCCGACAGCCCATCGTCGCGCCCTTCGGTATCGACAGCCATGCGGACAATCTTCCCCCGCAGGTCCGGTAGCTCAGCCGGTCGTTCCCACCCGGTCTCCGGCTGGAACAGGCTGAGCTGGAAATCAGGATTGGCAGACTTCTTTGCCACCTACGGTTCCTTCCCCCAGTGCTTCACGTACTGCGGCATTAGCGTCCACTTACCGTTCACCATACTATAGATGGACTGGTACACGGTAGGCAGATTCTCATACTCGTACTGGTTACGCTCCAGATCAAGCCGAGGCAGGTGGTCCCACAACTCTTCCGGCGTGGTGAGCCGGTTCACCATATAGACATTGCCATAGGCGAACATGTAATACTTGGAGGTCCCGTCAGCCGCAATCTGGTCTACGGTCAGACCATCCTCCAGCCGGGGCTCGAAGCTGGCGTGCTGTCCGCCGTCCTCCGGCGTGCCCGGGCGAAGCGGCTCAGCAGGTTCAGCCTGGACCTCGGCCCAGACCATCTGGTTACGCGATATGATCTCAGCCTCAATCAGCGTCAGGTAACACCGCAGGTCGCGTAGCTCAGCCAGCGCAGAGCCGTCTGCCCCGCTGGGGTCTTCGTCCAGGGCGGTAAAGATATCGTAGCCGTGCTGGGCGACGATATGCTCCAGCCGGTCCACCTTGCGGAAGGCGACAAAGAAGGCGCCGATGCCGCCGCGTTTCTTCCAGCTGCCCCGGTAGGTGTTCTCCTTATGGCAGATGGTCGTTAGGTCTTCCTTCATGACCCGTTCAAGATAGTCCATATGTCGCATGTCATTGTTAGCCATTTTGCCCTCCGTTAATTTCTATCCAGGCGTCCAGCAGCTTAAGCAGGCCGTGTTCCGCCGCGATCCGGCGCGCTAGTTCTATCGTGTCCCCCTTGATCGGATGGCCATACTGGTTCCCCATGTCGACTTCCATCTGGCCAAACTCGTGCATCTCCATGATATCGGCAATCTTCACCATTGCCCGTTCTACCGGGGTCAGATTAGGCAACACGATCCCGATCAGGTCCAGCCCCATGCCCTCAGCTACGTCCATCATATCCCGCATTCCCGGGACCGACACCTTAACCTGGAAGGGAACGTCCCCCGCCCAGTGCTCCCCTCCGTCGTGCCACGCCGCGTAGTAGAGCACTTCAACACGCGGCATGCCGAATATTTCAACCACCAGCGTCAGGACACGCCACGAATGGTGCCCCACAGTCTGCTGATTGATGGTAGGCCAGGCGTGGTACCGTTTTACACACCCCGCCAGATGTCGGCTACGGTTGATCTTCCCTCTTGTTATCACGTGCCCTCCGATCTTTGAGAACGATTACATCCTTGGGCTTTGGGCCCAGACCTGCGGTCCACAGATTTAACTCTACCTCTACCTCTGCCATGCGCTCATAGCAGGCGCGCGTCTTCGCGTCAAGCTTAACAATGACACGCGGCCAGCGCGCATCGTCATAGATACAGAGGTACTTCGCTAAATCCTCATCGGTCATTTGAGTCGTCTCTGGTACCACTCAGTTAAGGCGACGCGCCAGTCATCCGCCCTGATCTGAAGCGTATAGTCCACAACCCTATTCCAGTCCTTCTCTCGATAGGACTGATAGGATTGTACCACCGGGACCAGAACATCATTGAACCATGGATTGGCAAAGATAGGGTAAGGCGCCCCCTTGTCGAAGCAATGCATGAACATGATGATATCCTGATCAATGAAGTCTGGGTGGAGAAACATCGGCAGGGACTTCAATACCGTATAACGGTTATCAAATAGACCTTCCGCCCCCTTCCCCTCAATCCGGTCCATCTCCTTAAGGTAGCCGTGGTAGTTGTTACTGATCTGATAGAGGGTACCTATCTGGACCCCGAGACGCGCAGCCAGGTACTCCTGCAGGACAGAGAAGTGGACGGCGTTCGCCCCGTGGGCGCCCCAGACCACATCGTTGGAGCGGCAACAAACGGTCATGTCCAGTACGCGCAGATCATCCACCGCGTTCATCAGGCGATAGTCGCTTCCATCGGGGTTCCGCTGCGCCGGGTTCTCACGTACCCCCATATCTTCTAGCTTCGCCCGTTTCTGCGGATCGCTCAGCCCACGCACGCGCAGGTAGATGTGTGTGTTACATGGCCGGTCTTTCCAGTCGCCGGTGAGGTCTTCGCTCCCTGCGGAGATGTTAGACCCGTCAGCCCGGTCCCCAACATTATCCGTTCCGCTTTGCTCAACAATGTGGTACGGCGTCGCGTCCCACATCTGGAGGACAATCTGGCGGGTAGACGGTTCGCGCTTCAGCTTCTCCACCGCCGCGTTCAGCTGATCAAATCCGAAAGCCCGGCGCCAGCGGTGACCGTAGGCGCCGTGCATCGTCCCATCCGGCTCACCAAAGCGCATCCCAAAGTCACGAACAAACAGGTTCAGTGGCGCAACATCGTTCCGCCCCGCCAGCATCCAGATTGATTCGAACAGATGGAACGCCGGATTAGCGTCGCGCTGCGCGGAGAACAATACCCGCTCTGTAGGACGCATAGTCACGGTGGTAACCGGGGCGGACATAACCAGGGCAGGACCCGCCCGGGTATTTTCCAACACGCCTTTCGAGCGCAAGGCCGCCATCCCGATAGGAAGGGCTTCGCAGACATTCGTTACGGTGAGCGTGTACATGGTAACCCCAGAAGTTCGGCGCACTTCGTGTACGCGGCGTCGCGGTCCAGCTTGTGTATTTTCAGTCCAGGGGACTGGGATAGGTGCAGCCGGGTACACGCCCGTTCTATCGTCTTTACCCGGCCTACGGTATTGGATTCCGATAGTGGCTTAACGTTCCCCCGCGCCTCACGCCGGGCACGGATATCGGCCAGGCACTGATCAATCGGCGTGGTGAGCAGCATCACATGAATGTTGATGTAGCGCGCCAGCTCAATGGTGCGGGCAACCTCCTCACTGAATAGGACCCCCTCCCACATTACGTTTACCAGCCCCCTCTTAGCAGCTTCTTCCAGAAGGGGAAAGCCCTCTTTCCAGGATACGGTATCGGCACCGCCGCCCTGCTCAGCCTCGTAATGGCCAAGCACATAGAGGGGGGTACCCTGTCCAAGGTAGACTACCCCAATGGGTCGCCCGCGTCCCTCTACCATCGTCGGGACGTTGCTCGAATAGTGAGCCAGGATGCGGCGCGCCAGGGTTGATTTCCCAGACCCGCTTGTACCTCGAATATTGATTGCGATCATTCTATACCTTCATCCCATACGTGCTTTCCTCAAGCGCTTCGCGCAGGTCCAACACCGTCAAATCCTCCGGACAATTTTGTAGAAACCGGAAGATCAGGCGAGCAACCGCCTTCTCTCTGACCCTTGATGTCGTGGATGGTGGATCAAGTTTAAGGCCCCGGTCATCATCGCTGGCGGCGGTTGCTTCCACAATAGCGTCGATATCAATGTCAACCTGGGCCATAGGATTAGCCTTTCTAACTGCTGGAACGGAACTCACTGATAAGGCGCAGGGCCTCTTCGGGGGGCGGCAGGGGGACATCCCAGACATTGGGTATCTGCTGATCATTCGCGATCATGACGCGATACGTGGACATGCAGGCGCACTGGCGTAGGGTAATCTCACGCGCCCCGTACTTCACCGCCAGCGCTCGCTTGGATAGGGCAATATCGAAATGCGGCTTGATTAGCTCGCTCTGGAGCCATTTCCGCGCTACGCCTATCCGGTCGGCCATCGTGAGTAGCTCAGTGAGTGTATCCGCGATCATATGGCACATGACCATCCGGCCGAAAGAAGCGCGCATGTCATCCACGTAGACCGTCATTCTTCTTCCTCCATTCCCTCACCGCAGCAGTCACCTGCTCCAGTAGCCTGACATCGTCCTGCGAAGCGTCCTCACACTCAGCAACATCGGTCTTATCAATCAGGTCTTCGGCCTGGAGCGAGTCGCTCAGCTCAGCCAGTTCAGGAGGATACCCGCCATCCTCACACACGGCGTCCAGGCTTTCGAATACGCAGTCCCATACCCCGGTCATCGGGCGTCGAACCGTGCGATCATCTCCTTGAACAGCACCACGATGTCTTCACGATTAGCGCCGTTGGAGATATAGTTGCAGCGGCCATCGGTACGGCCCTCATCGTTGAACGGGAAGACCAGTAACACGAAGCCGGTCTTACGGTCGCGCCCCTTGGCGTCGCCGTTGAACCCATTGTCGAGTACCGCTGCGACCTTGTTCATCATCTCAAGGTATTCTGGTGAGATGGCCTCTCTCATCCGACTAGCTCCTTCAGTTTGGTGGCGGCGGTATCGCGGTCGAGATTATACACTGTCGCACCCAGCTGCCGCAACTTAAAGGCAAAGTTTTTCGCACGCACCATGTGACCCTGAAGGTTCTTCTGGTCCCCGGTAAACCCCGGCTGGTTGCGTCGCGCCCGGCGTTCGTTGATGCTGTCCCGGCAAACTTCCCACGGCGTCGTCAGATTGATTATATGCATCGACGCGCGCCCGTGGATTTTATTTATCAGGTCTATCCCACGCTGATGGTTCATCACGAACAGGCCCTCGTAGACCACGTGATGGCGCTCAGCCTGCTCATAGATCATGTTGTACCAGAACCGCACGTCCTTTACACAGTCGCAGCCCGCCGTGTCATGCTTACCGTAGCGCCCGGCGACAAAGACAGACTGCTCCCCGATATGGATGATGCTACCTATCTCCTTCTCGCCGTGGTACATCGTCGCGGCGTCGCGGCTAACTCCCAGTAGCTTACGCACCACCGTGGACTTACCGGAACCACTCGTTCCCGCAATGTTGACTATTACAGTCATTTATTGAACCACGCAACGTGGGTCGCACCCTCTGGCGGCGTACTAAACACGTCGTCAAAGACCACATCGGTCATATGATAGCCGTCCTTTACCCAGCAGCCGCTGCCGTCATACTCGTTGAAATATCCCTTACTGACCGCATCCTTCCAGTCTGAAAGGGTGTAGACATCGGCGTCCTGTTTTACCTTCCGTCCCATCAGGCAGTCTCCCCATCTATGATCCGATTAGTTTGATGAAAATCGTGACGGTGGTGGAGGTTCATCAGTTTTTGAATATACCCAACACCGTTCTCATCGGGGAAATCATAAGCACCCTTACTACCAGAACGGCTGTATATTCGGGGATGTTCAGCCTTCAACGCATCATGAAGGTTGTTTTGTAGTCTAAATGCTGTCGACTTATCTGCCGTAGGGAAAACCATCACCAGACGATAAAACTCGCTATGTTGTCTTGCCCGATTAACTGCTTGTGCCCCCTCCCCTACATAGATGCGATTAAGGCGGATTGAGTCTTGTAGAATATATACCCCAGAGTAGCCTGTGTATCTAGTTATCAGAACTTTTTCTTGGGCCCCCATTAATTCGTCCATATGAAGGCGGCGCGGGGTCAACCAAACACCATTTATCAATTCCCATTGTGGTGCCCAATCAGGTTTCTGAAAACGCAATAGCTCATCATTGCCGCCTCGATCTTTTGGGCGGGTTTTTACTGCTCTACGTGATATCACATCTTCAATTGGGTCTAGGTGGGTGCCATGAGTTTTGATGAATGTTATTGCGTCAGGTATAGTATCCCCTACTAATTGATACAAACGCTTTTTTTGTTTCCAAATACCCTCGTGCCCTTTTCCAGAAGTAGCATTGGCGTAGAGGCCGATCAATATTTTTGTCGAACCTGGCAAGAAATGGTCAGTCCACTTAAATCCAGCTAACGGCATCACACAACCTCCGGCATTACTCTGAGTATCTGCTGCGCCGTTTCGCCCCAGCCGCCG